ATGGGCGGCCAATCTATAGGGATAGGTATATGGTGGCCTACCCAATCTTCACTTATACCAGGCTTGATAAAAACTTTATGTGCAAGATCCACGTATTGTGAAAACAAGACCTGCACCACAGCTATACTTCAAAAACTAGAAAACTGTAAATCATAATGAGTAACTTACTGAAAGATGCCTCAATACTTTTAACTCCTACCGGCTATGACGACGGAAGTATGAATTCTATAAAACCAGAGAATGGAGATGGAGATTTCACATTCAGTAGAGGTTCTGCTGCAACTAGAGTTAATGCACAAGGTTTAGTAGAGGAAATAACAGGCTTAAACATACCAAGAATAAATTACGAAGATGGTTGTGGAAGTTGGTTGTTAGAGCCTCAGAGAACTAATAGTTTATTACAATCGAATCAATTTGATACTACTTGGACAACAACTAATTCAAGTGTTACAAGCGGGCAAACTGGTGTAGGTGGAAGTAGTAATGCTTGGCTGTTAGAATCCACAGGAGACGTCTCAAGCGCAAGAATTACACAGACAGTTTCAGTAAGTGGTGATTTATCTTATTCGTTTTATGCAAAGAAGGGAACAACAGACTCACTTGGTTTAAGAAGTCAAGATAGTGGTACTGCAACCTGGTTCAATCTATCCAGTGGTGTAGTATATTCTACTGGTTCAGCTGCTAGTAATGCTCAAATAAAGGATGTTGGGAATGGATGGTATAGGTGTAGTATAGTTTTTGATTCTTGTACAAGTGTAAGAATATATTTTTCAAACAGCCCAGGGTCATATGTAGTATCAGACGGTGCAAACATTTACATACAATATTCGCAATTAGAATTAGGTGGCTTTACAACCTCATATATTCCAACATCAGGAGCATCCGCAACTAGATTAGCTGATATTGCTACCGATAGCGGTAACTCTACTTTGATAAATAGTACAGAGGGTGTATTGTATGTAGAGATAAGTGCTTTGGCTAATGATGGAACGACAAGAAGACTTTGTTTAAGTGATGGTACTTCAAGTCAAAAAGTATTAATTACATTTTCAGCGACAACTAATAGGATTCAGTTTGAGGTTATTAACTCAACAAATCAATTTTATAAAGAATATGTTTCAAGTGATTTACTTGATTTTCATAAACTAGCTATAAAATATAAGCAAAATGATTTTAGTGTCTACGTTAATGGTAGTAAAATACATAGTAGTACTAGTGGTAATGTTCCCTCTGCGTTAAGCAAATTGTCTTTTGATAATGGGATTGGTTCACAAAATTTCTTCGGAAAATCAAAAGCACTAGCAGTCTACAAAGAAGCATTAACAGATGCACAATTACAATCTTTAACAACACAATAAAATGCACATATACAAATTAGTTTTTGATACAGAACAACAAGGCAAACAAGTCTTAATAGATAATAACGTATGGGAAGAAGTAATAGAGGAAGGTGTTACATCTATGCGTTACATCAACGGAACAAAAGCAGTTGTTAATATCGGTAAAGTAATAGACCCTGCTAAAACAACAGATCCTGAAAACCCTGTATATTACCCAGGATGGGCTTATGATATAATGAGTACAGACGACTTAGACTTTAGCTCAAATGAGGTTTATCCAGGTGATGCTTCAGCACATCAATTCTATGGATTTCCAAGAAATGCAGAAGTTCCACCAGCAATAGATGAAAACATAGAATAAAAATGGCTACAAAAAACGCACCATCTAGAAAAAAATCTAAAGGCTACTACAGTAAAGTAAAAAAAGGTAGCGGCACTGGATCAAAAGCAGGAGGAGGTATGTCTAAAAAAGGCGTAGCTAAATATAGAAAAGATAACCCCGGTAGTAAATTAAAAACAGCAGTAACAACACCTCCTTCAAAATTAAAAAGAGGTAGTAAGGCTTGGAAGCGTAGAAAATCTTTTTGTGCTAGATCAAAAAGCTGGAAATCTGAAAGAGGTAAGGCTGCTAGAAGAAAATGGAATTGCTAAATGAAAAACAAGAAAAAGTTTAAAGATACTAAAGTTGGTCAGTTTTTATTAAAAAAGCTGCCTGGCTTCGTATCAGGAAGTTTACCAGACAAAGGTATATTAGGTGTTGTTAAAAACTTAATAGATTCTGATCCTGAAATACCTAGTCAAGATAAAGAATTAATGCATCAAGAACTTGTAGAATTATACAATCTTGAAGTAGCGGATAGAGATAGTGCTCGTAAAAGAGAAGTTGAAAAAGCTAAGACAGGTCAGATTGATTTTATGTTCAATTTAACCGGTATAGTAGGTCTTGGGGCTTTTGCTTTTATGATATATGCTATAGTATATTTAGATGTTCCTGAATCTAATAAAGAAGTGTGGATCCACTTAATAGGTATATGTGAAGGTATAGTTTTATCTATATTTAGTTATTTTTTCGGTGCAGCTGTTAGAAAAAACAAATAACACCTAGAAAGTAATCAACACTTTGCGTAATATATATATAAGTAATTAATAATTAAATCAAATTTAAAATGAGTAAAAAAATCGAACAAGTAGAGCTAGAAGAACTAGTAAAACAACAAGGGCTTAAATCTAGAATGCTTGCAGACATGGGGACATTAGAGGTGCAGAAAGCGCAAATCGTAGGTTCCTTTGCACAGTTATTAGCTGACGCTGAAAAAACTAGTGCAGCACTAGAAGAAAAATATGGTAAAATTACTGTTAATTTAGAAGACGGTAGTTACGAAGAAATGAAAGAACAGCCTGATGAGCAAGCTAATTAGAAAAATAAGTATAGGCGCTGACTATAAAAATGAAGCAATGCACTACTCTGTAGGCCAGCAGGTTTATGGAGGGCATTGTATTTCAGATATATTGCACAATCAAAAAGACGGTTCTTATAATATTTACATAACAAAAAATGACGAAGTTATACCTTGGAAGAAATTTAATTCTAACATGGCTATATCAATTGAATATAATCTAGAATACTAATGCAAAGCTTATATAGCTTCATTATAGAACCTAAAGAAAGTAGGTATACTAATGAAGTAGATATTGGTGGTAAGAAATTAATAGTTAATACCACTATGGACGATCATAAGTTTGTCAATAGAGTAGGTATTGTTAAATCGATACCTTTAATTGGTGAAACTGATATACAGGTTAATGACGAAGTTATAGTACATCACAATATCTTTAGAAGATTTTACGATGTACGTGGTATAGAAAAAAACAGCAGCGCTTACTTTAAAGAAGATAAGTACTTTTGTTATTACGATCAAATATTCTTATACAACAGAGGTGATAAATGGAGAGCTCCTAGAGATTTTTGTTTTATTAAACCTATAGTTGAAAAAAATAAAAACTCGATTATAAGCAGTCAAAAAGAACAAAAACATATTGGTATATTAAAATATGGTAATAGTTCCTTAAAAGAGCTTAAAATAAACGAGGGAGACCTTTTAGGTTTCAGTCCTAGTAGCGAGTATGAGTTTTTAATAGATGATGATAGATTGTACCGAATGCGTACTAATGATATTACAATTAAATATGAATACAAAGGAGACGAAGTTGAATATAATCCAAGCTGGGCAAAAGGCTGTGGAAGAACTTATTAAGGTAGCTAAAGAAGCAATTGTAGATTCTGAAGATGATTTATCTGCGGATAGATTGAAAAATGCCGCAGCTACTAAAAAATTAGCAATATTTGATGCGTTTGAAATACTAAACAGAATTGAAGCTGAAGAAAATATATTAAACGAGAATCCTAAAGAAGAAACTAAAGAAAAGTCTTTTAAAGGTTTCGCAGAAGGCAGGTCTAAATGATTTACGAGCAAACATTAGTAAAAGTACTAAAAGACTACATAAAGCCTCATACATTAAAAAAAGAAAACAGATACAAGAAGTGGGAGTATGGATATAGTAAAGATCATGATATGGTTATTATATCTAAGACAGGTAAGATTGGTGAAGTATATGAAATACAGGGTTTAAAAATAGCACTACCATTAGCTGAAAATAGCTATAAAAGATCTAATGATAAGTTAGAACAAAAATGGAAACATTTAGAGCAGCCTAAAGAATTAAGTAAAATAAAATCAGTATTTGACTGGGAAGAAAGGCCTAGCGAATTTAAAAACAAATGGTATGACTATATTGACGAAGAGTTTAAGAGAAGGGAAGAAGGTTTTTGGTTCAATAATAAAGGCAAGCCTACTTATATCACTGGTACTCACTACATGTACTTGCAGTGGTCCAAGATTGATGTTGGGCAGCCAGACTTTAGGGAATCAAACAGATTATTCTATATCTTCTGGGAAGCTTGTAAAGCAGATGTACGGTGTTACGGAATGTGTTATCTTAAGAACAGACGGTCAGGTTTCTCTTTCATGGCATCAGGCGAGACGGTTAATCAGGCAACAATATCCACAGATTCAAGATTTGGCATTTTATCAAAGTCAGGGCCAGACGCCAAAAAGATGTTTACTGATAAGGTCGTCCCCATTTCCGTTAATTACCCCTTCTTCTTCAAACCAATCCAGGACGGTATGGACAGGCCGAAGACAGAACTCGCGTACAGGGTACCCGCGTCAAAGTTTACCAGAAAGAAACTTGATACCAACGAACAACTTAAGGAGATCACCGGGCTCGATACAACGATCGACTGGAAGAACACCGGGGACAACTCGTACGACGGTGAAAAATTAAAACTATTAGTACACGACGAAAGTGGTAAGTGGGAAAAACCTACAAATATATTAAATAACTGGAGAGTTACAAAAACCTGTTTAAGATTAGGTTCTAGAATTATTGGTAAGTGTATGATGGGTTCAACATCAAATGCTTTAGATAAAGGTGGTGAAAACTTTAAAAAATTGTATTATGATTCAGACGTTGAAAAGAGAAACGCCAATGGACAGACTCGTTCAGGACTCTATAGTTTGTTCATACCTATGGAATGGAACTACGAAGGATACATTGATTCTTATGGATTTCCTGTATTCAACACTCCAAAAAAAGCAATTGAAGGTCCGCAAGGGGATCCAATAGATCAAGGAGTAATTGAGTATTGGCAAAATGAAGTTGATGGTTTAAAAAACGATCAAGATGGATTAAATGAATATTACAGACAGTTTCCAAGAACAGAGCAGCATGCTTTTAGGGATG